CTTCTTAACAGGTTTGACTAAATGAGGATATAAAAATACAGATGGAAATATTATTAAATCGCCAGCTTTAAATTTAATTTCGTAATCGTCAAACATAATAAATTCTCCACCTTCATAATCATCATTTAAAACAGCAACTATACTTAATATTGGAATGCCTCTTCTTTCTCCTTCAAACAAACTTTTAATATGGTCACAATGTAAAGACATAATTTTATTTTTATTATATCTATTAAATCTTATTTGACTAAAACCTGCCCAACCATCAAAACTTTCTCCACCAATTTTGTCAATAACAATATATCTTTCTAACGCTTTCCAAGTTAATTGATGAAGTTCTTTTAAATAAATAAGTTTATCTCCCATACAAACATCAAGTTCTTTATTTCCATTTTTTGATTTTGATTCAAATGTTTTTGGATTAGTAAAGGTGTGTCTTTTCCAAGTTTTATCTTTAGATAATTCTTTTATAGAAATATCTATAATGTTTTGAGGAATCCAATTATCTAAATGAAGTATATAATCTTTTAAATTTTTCATCACCACCTTATAAAAATTATATTATATTATTTTTTAGGAATTGTCAACATCCCACTGTTTTGTTGTTTCGTTCCAATTATAATTTTGTCCATCATCTGGATAAGCAACTGGTGCTTCCCATACACATTTTTCTTCATTTAAAAACCAAGAATTAAAAGGTTGTGGTGGTATAAATGCATCTCTTTCTGGATCATATGTATAACCTATATCGGGATAGTTTTTTCTAAATGGTGTTCCACCCAATAAGTGAAGACCACCTACTGTATTATAAGAAGCTTGTTTCCAAACATCGTTAGTTTTATATAAACCATTTAAAAAATCAATACCTGCTTGTTCTGTTGGCGCACAATCATTATGTATTGGTTCAACTTTTAAAACTTTATTTCCTTTTCCTAATTTTGCAAAATTTGCCATTACGCTGTATAACTCCCTGATCCTGTGAATTTAATAACTGTATCAGATCCATCTGTTGTTACAGTTGGACTTCCTGTTGTAGTTCCTGAATACTTTGCTGTTGCAACTCTTAAAATTACTACACCCGTTCCACCGGCTCCAGAATTATCAGACCCACTATTAGATGAAGCACCACCGCCTCCACCTGTGTTTGCAGTTCCAGCTACTCCTTTACCATCATAAGGTGCACCAGCACCTCCACCACCAGAACCACCAGAACCTGGAGTTCCACCAGTCACAGCAATAGCACCTCCGCCACCACCAGCATAAGTTACTGAAGAACCTGTTATTGAATTAGCTTCACCTGCACCACCATTTCCTCCACCACCTGATTGAGCATCTTGACCAACAGCACCTTTACCACCACCACCAGCACCTGGATAGTAAGGGTGTCCTACATTTGCTCCTCCACCACGATTTCCTTGTGGAGCAGTTCCAGAACCATATGCAGTTGGACCTGTTTCTCTTGAAGCACCACCACCTGAACCTCCATCTCTACCAGATCCAGCACCTTGTCCACCACCTCCTCCACCACCGAGAGCAGTTATAGTTGAAATTCCTGATCCAGATAAAATACTATCTCCACCATCGCCACCAGCTCCTCCTGGAGGAGAATTAGCTTGTGCACCTGCTGATCCTACAGTTACTGTATAAGTTGCTCCACCTACGAGCGTTATAGCAGTTCCACCAAAATTTGTTAATACACCACCTGCTCCACCGCCACCACCAGCACTTCCACCAGCTGGAACACCCATACCACCACCGCCGCCTCCACCTACACAAAAATATTCTGCTGAATAATTTTGAGGAGTTTCCATTGCTACTGCGCCGTCATTTATTGGTATCCAGCCTTGAGTAGAACCAGAGTAAACAATATGAACTGTTTCTCCTTCAGTATCATAGACAGGTACAGGAGTTGTGTTGCCTTGATATTTTGATCCGTTTAAAGTTAATGTTACGGCATTAGATGCCCACGTTCGTGCAAAATCAGAAAAAATTAATTGATCTCCAACAGAAGGAGAACCAGGTAATGTTAAATTACAGGCGTTAGATGTAGTATTAATCCATATTCCTTGATTAGCAGATGCTGTATGGGTAGCGCCTGTTACAACAGTTGATTGCCATTCAATTCCAGCACCAACAAGTGATGCACCTGAAGCTACTTGTACTGTATCTCCAGATTTACCGATAGTAATTGTATTAGCATTTTCATTGATAATATTATTACCATCTACATCTTGAACTGTATTTACTTTTATAATACTACTCATTTAAATTCCATTGTTGTTCTGTTTCATTCCAAACATAATCTTTTCCATCTGCTGGATAAGCAACTGGTGATTCCCATACACAAGTCTCTTCATTTAATGTCCAAGAAGTAAAAGGTTGTGGAGCAATAAATGCATCTTTTGTTGAATCATATTTGTAACCAATTGCTGCATAATTTTTTCTAAATGGAGTGCCACCTAATATGTGAACTCCTTGTCTAGTATTATATGATGTTTGTTTCCAAACATCATTAGTATTGTGAATTTTATTTAAAAAATCAATACCAGCTTGTTCAGATGTTGCTACATTATTATGTACTACTTCAACTGTTAAAACTACGTTTCCTTTTCCTAATTTTGCAAAATGTGCCATAATATTTTTCTAATGAGTATAAGTTCCACTTCCTGTAAATTTAATAATTGTATCTGATCCAGATGTTGTAACTGTTGGACTTCCTGATGTTGTACCAGAATAATTTGCTGTTGGCAGTCTTAAAATAACTATACCTGTTCCACCAGCTCCTGCTGGAGTAGCATCGTGTGAACCACCTCCACCACCACCAGTATTAACTGTTCCATCTCCGGCTGAACCAGTACTATTAGTACTTCCATTTCCACCACCACCTGTACCACCAGTTCCTCCAGTTCCGCTATCTTGACCAGAACCTCCGCCACCACCACCTCTTGCAACAGCTGAACCTGTAATTGATGAAGATAAGCCAGCACCACCATTACCACCATTTGAACCACTACCATTACCACCAACAGCAGAAGCACCACCACCGCCTCCACCACAAGCTTGTCCACCACCTGTACTATTTCCAGTTCCACCACTAGATCCTTGATTAGTTGTACCTGAACCACCGGCAAATCCTGCACTTAAATTATTGTAATTTCCAGCACCACCTCCACCTGAACCTCCATCTTTACCAGGATTACTATCAGCATTTGGTTGATCTCCAGCACCACCTCCACCACCACCGATAGAAGTTACTGTTGTAATGTCAGAACCACTAATACTTGAACTAACACCATCAGTTCCAGAATCAGCATTATTTGGAGAACCAGCTCCACCGCCTCCTACAACAACCGTATAAATTGTTCCAGGAGTTAACTCTAAAGATGCTTCAGAAGAACTTCCACCACCAGAACTTTCTGAGGCGTAAGAATTTCTATATCCTCCAGCACCGCCACCACCAGATCTATTTTTTCCACCACCCGCACCTCCAGCAATACATAAAAACTCGCAAGTATCTGTTTGTGGTGCATCTGTTTGTAAACCTGAATCTGTTACCAACCAACCTTTTGTTGAATCTATAAAAACTAATGTAACTGCAACACCTGCTGTTGATATAGATGCATCTTCTGCTGTACCACCAATTTTATCTGAACCATTTGGTGAAACAGTTAATTTATTACTATTAAAAGTATTTGCATAATCTTTAAATGCAACTACAGCTCCAGCAGTACCTGCTGGTAAATTCAATGTAAATTCTCCTGCTGTCGTATTACAAAAATACCCTTCACCCGCTGTTGCTGTAAATGTAGCTGTTTTAATTGAATCTGTTACCCAAGACGCTGAACCTGTTGCACCAAAATTTACTGCTGTACCACTATTAGTAATAGTGGCTCCAGAAGCAATTGTTAACGCCGCTCCACTAGGAACAGTAATAGTGTCTCCACTAGCTCCTACTGTTAAGGCTGTGCCTGATTGTGGTTCTATTGCATCTACTTCTATTTTACTCATTTAATTCCCATTGTCTTGTTGTTTCATTCCAAATATAAATTTTACCATCTGATGGATAAGCAACTGGTGGGTCCCATATACAAGTTGTTTCATTAAGTGTCCAACTATTATAAGGTTGTGGTGGTATAAATGCATCTTTTGTTTGGTCATAATGATAACCAACACCAGCAAAGTTTTTTCTAAACGGAGTTCCACCCAATGAATGTTCTCCTGCATAAGTATTATAAGATGTTTGTCTCCAAATATCTCTTGATTTATATAAATTGTTTAAAAAATCTATTCCAGCTTGTTCAGTTGTTGCAATATCATTTGAAACAATATGAACTGCTACAACTATATTTCCCGCTCCCAATTTTGCAAAATGTGCCATTACGCTCTTATACTCCCATCTGCATTAAATTGTATAATTGTATCTGATCCACTAGTTGTAACTGTTGGACTTCCAGTTGTTGTTCCTGAATAATTTGCTGTTGCCATTCTTAAAATAACTACTCCAGCACCTCCAGCTGCAGCCGCACCATTAGAAGGAGAGTTTCCTCCACCACCGCCGCCGCCTGTATTAGCTGTACCCGCAGTAGCAGCTGTACTAGTATCGGCAACTGCACCAGTTCCTCCTCCACCAGTACCACCTGGTTTTGAAGATTGATCAAATTGACCAGAACCTCCACCACCTCTATCAACGGCTGAACCTGTTATTGAAGAAGATAATCCATCTCCACCATAAGAACTACCATCAGCGTTACCAACTTCTCCAGCTCCACCTCCACCACCACCAGCAGAAGCACCTGCGCCTACTCCATCTCCACCATTAAAACCTTGATTTGCAGTACCTGTTCCTTTAGGACCAGCATTATTATTTAATCCAGTACCTCCGCCACCACAGCCACCATTACCAACAGATGGACCACCTCCACATCCTCCACCAAGTGAAGAAATTGAAACTTCTAAACCTGAAAGTGTACTATCTAATCCATTAGTATTTACAGCACCACCTGAACCTACTGTAATTGTATAAGTTGATCCTGCAGCAAATGTTGCTACAGCTTCAGAAGAACCTCCTCCTCCAGACGATTCTGAAGCAAAAGAATTTCTATACCCACCGGCACCACCGCCACCACCACCTTTAGGTGAATCTTGGCCACCACCGCCACCACCACCGACAACTAAAAAGTCTACATTATAAAATTGAGGAGTTTCTAAAGTTGAATCATCATCTGATTGAGGTATCCAACCTTGAGTTGCTCCTGAATAAACAATATGAACTGTCTGACCATCAGTATTATAAATTGGAAAAGCTCCTGTACTAGATGTTGCATTACCTTGAAATTTTAAACTGTTAGTATTTAATGTAACGGCATTTAATCCCCAACTTCTTGAATAATCTGAAAAAATTAATTGATCTCCAACCGATCCAGATGCAGGAAGTGTTACTGTTACTGCGCCACCTACTGTATTAATCCAATAAGCTTCTCCAGCAACTGCTGTAAAAGCTGTAGTTTTAATACTTGATTGCCACGTGATTCCACCACCAACAAATGTAGCGCCTCCCGCAACTTGCACAGTATCTCCCGAAGCACCTAAAGTAACTGTAGTTCCTGATTGACTTACAAGATTACCACCATCAGAAGCTTTGTAAGCATCTGATCTAATATCATTTCCTGTAACTGTGACTGTATCTCCACTATCTCCAACAGTTAATGCTGTTCCAGATCTTGGACTTACTTTATTTACTTTTACTTCACTCATTAAACTATCACTAATGTCCCTGTTACTGTTATTGTTCCAGGTACTGTAATAGGTCCCGCAAGAACACCATTCTCAACAGTTTGCGTGCCATCAATTGTACCTGCTTGATTTTTTATAAATTCATCAGGG